TATCGGCAGCACCGTCAAATTTTAATGTTAGACTTCCCATTTAGTGAGGCTTATAGTTTTTTCTAATAACTGTATCAATCTTTTCAGTCATTCCGTCTATGTACATAGTCGCTTTCGCATCTTCTTTATCGAAAACACTATCTAAAAAAGTTTCAGAAAATTTAAGAGCAGGAGCGAATGCTTCTTTATGTCCATCTTTAAATTTAGGTTCACTATTTATATCATCTAAAGTCTCCATCATAAGTTGTTGCTCCATTCTATTAATTCTTTAACTCTGTTTATTAAATTTGTATATGATGTAGTGGTTTTTTCGTCATTGAATCTCCAAAGGTTGTTTTCCATAACCTCCATTGCTTTTAGTACTTCTGCATAATTCCACTCCTTAAAATCATCAACATCACAAGAATAGTTTAAACATACATAAGCATCTGAAACTTTCTTTTTATCTTCTGGAGTGTCGTAACTATGTGCCTCTAAATCTCCGCAAACAACTGACAAAGTTTCCATTGCTTGTTTTGAATGGTACACTCCATTAGCCTCTGCTATAATATTCAAACTGGTATGAAATAATTGAGTACAGTAATCATTACTCATCTTATCTGCAAGTCTTTCTATATCCGTATCATCTGTAGGAAGAAATCCTAAATTTCTCAAATCGTTTGCGTGCAGGCTTGTAATTTTTACGTGGTTTATAGAATTTTGTACAGCTAATAATACAGTATCTATTTCTTCTTTAGAAATTTGGTCTGCATCATATTGTAACATTCTAATTGTGCAGATTATATCCTGCTTTAACTGGGTTTCCATTGTTGACTGATTTTAATTGTTTAACAAATCAAAGATACAAAAATTTTGTTTATAAACAAAATAAATTATTAAATTAATCCTACTTCTTTTAAATAGTCTGTGATGCCCTCTTTAGAAAGTATATCTGCTTCTTTATTATCTTCTCTAGGTATCCATTCAACTATCCTCAATCTACTACCTAGTAGCTTCTTATACATCATAGCCTTGTCGTGATAGTGTTTTAAATGAGGGGCTTTAACTTTGTATCTACCAGAGAATTGTCTAATTATTAATTGACTGTCTCCATAAATTCTAATTTTAACATCTGCATCTATTGCCATTGTATAGGCGTGGGCTGTTTTTAATGCTTCTATCAAGGCTTCCCATTCGGCAATGTTAGAAGTTCCATTACTTCCTGCCATCTTTTTAAAATCCAACTCTTCACAACGTTCTCCATTTTCCCATACTGCAACTCCTGCCCCCATAAATTTGAACTTGGAGTTATTATCAGCAGCACCGTCAAATTTTAATGTTAGACTTCCCATTTAGTGAGGCTTATAGTTTTTTCTAATAACTGTATCAATCTTTTCAGTCATTCCGTCTATGTACATAGTCGCTTTCACATCTTCTTTATCGAAGACACTATCTAAAAAAGTTTCAGAAAATTTAAGAGCAGGAGCGAATGCTTCTTTATCGTCCATCTTAATATTGATAGTTCCGTGAAGTCTGGCATTTTTAAACTGTTCTTTCATTTTTTCATTAATTCATTATAGTTAAACATTTCATTTAGACAGTCTATAATACTAACAAAATCTCCAGAAGTGTCATAATGTTTATTATTATAAATATGTATATATTTTTGTACTGTTAAAAAATTATTTACAAAATCTGACCCTTTTTTGGTTATTTGATAATGCCCACTTTTTTTACTTTCTATTAGTCCCCAGTATTTTAATTTAGGAAAATCTCCAGTATATTTAGCACCCATTCCCATAACAGTAGATTGTTCCATTAAATGAAAATCTAAATTAGTACCAAACTTATTTAACATTCGTATAAGACAGTACGCCATTGAGTACGTTATTTTTCTTTTGTACGCCTTGGCAAATTGCGTACAACAAGGACATTTTCCTCCTTTATCAATTAATTTTTTCTCTAATTCTTGTCTTGCTTGTTTTAATGTGTCCATATCTGACTGGTTTTAAGTGTGATGTTCTATAAATTGTTCTGGAGTGTCAAATACTGGAGAAGTCATATCTAATTTATTTCTGTCATACAGACCTATACGCTCCATTAGTCTCATCATTTGATTTGCTTGTTCCGACTTTTCCATCATAATCACAGCCCCTGCACAATGTTGAGTATTATTATCACTACTGCGGTCAAATCCATCTTCTGTATCTGTAGTAGTTTTATGGCAAGAAAAAGTTAAATCTTGTTCGTATAGAGCCGATACTAATTCTTCTGCTCTTTCTTGTCCTAACCAACCTTTTAAACTATCTGTTCTAAAAGGGCAGTTACAAGTCCCTCCGCAGGGTTTCTTTAAATCTAATTTCATTCTGACTGTTTTGTTTAATACTTCAAAGATATAAAAAATTTTGTTTATAAACAAATAAAATTTAAAAAAGAAATGCACCAGATAATCTCTAGTGCATTTTTACTTACTATTGAAAATATTATATTCTCAATTTTGTCTTATATCTTTTAGGGCTACTGTTTGGTTGATACGCTAGAGATTTAGCAGTAAGAACAATGACTCTTACACGCTCTCCTACTCTTATGTAATCTACTAAATCATTAGATAGTGCATAAGCAATAGCCTGTGCAGAAACTCCTCCTGCATAGGTATCTCTAAAATCTTTGATTGTCGCTAACTTTATACCTTTTTTTACTACTTCACTACTTACTTCTGCCATCTTCGTTTATTTTAGTGCAATCACTACCGTAACTGCTACCAAGACTGCTACAACTCCTCCTAAAAAGCCTGTCTTTCGTCTTAATTTTTTATTCTCTGTTTGTAATCCATTTATTTTTAAATCTAATAAATTCCTTGTATCATTCTGATTTTTCATTAAGTCGTTAAACTTTAGAACTTCTGACCTCAAACTTAATATTTCTACTCGGTTTTCGTCAATTACCAAATCTGCTAATTTAATTCTCACTTTAGCACTATCTAATAAAGATGAACACTCTCTAAAATCTATCCTAGAACGATTAATTTTAACTACGCTACTATCCTTAACTAAAGTAACCCAAGTTCCTTTATACTTAATTCTTTTAGGGTATTCAAAAACAGTTTTTACACTATCTTTAGTACTCTTTGGAATTGAGCCATTCTGACAATTTGCGTACGTGGTCATCCATAGACATATTAGCATTAATCCTACGCTCTTCATCGTATTTCTTTTTTAAATTAAAAAAATCTATTCTGGAACTGTTCCATCTTTTATATCTTGCATCGCTAACTTTTGCTAGGCTGTCATTCTTTTTCCTAAAAACTATAAGGGCATCTTCTAGTTCTTTTTTCTCTTCCTGTAGTTTTAATAGTTTTGCTTCATCTTCTACTGAAAAAGTCCATTCTTTAGAAACGAATACTTTATACCCTACAAAAAATAGTACCAATACTACAACTACATAGAGCCAACCTCTATTATTAAATATCGCTTTAGCTTTTTCCATTGTATAATCTTTGTATGGTATCACAAATAGTACATACCATAGATGCTCTAAAACTTTCATCCCACAACAAATCGTAATCTTCTTTTTTATCCATAAAAAGAAGTTCTAAAAGCAATGCAGGACCAAGAGTATTCTTTAAAATAAAATAGTCTGCTTCCTTATCTCTGTCTCCATCAAACCAATCAAATCTAGGTTTTAATTTTGGAAAATTGCTTTCTATGTCTTTTAAAAACTCTTCACAAATTGGATCAGACGGTGTATCTCCTTTACTGGTAAAACCCTCAATTCCTGTGCCTCCTCCTGCGTTACTGTGAATAGATAGTAAATAAGTACTTGGATTAGATTTATATATCGCATCTGCTCTATTTACTCTGGAGCGTAAAGAAATATCTTTTAACTCTGGGTTTGAAGCATAGTAAGGAATATTTCTACTATTTAGTTCCTGCATAATAGCCCAACCAAAATCTTTATTACTAACTCCCTCATACAAAACTCCCTTATCCCAATTAGGGCTTCTTTTTCCTGCTGTTTGATATTGTCCTGCTATCATATAGCCGTGTCCGCAATCTATAATTGGTATAAGTCCTTGTGTTTTCATTTAGCAAATATAGTGTTTAATTGTTTATAACCAAAATTAGGTCGTAGGCATATTCATATATTCGTCTATAATTTGTAAAGTATGTTCCAATCCAAAACCATAACCAGCCCAATACCCTTTGCTCCTCATACTAGCAAGGTGCTCTGACTGTTCTACATTATGGTCTGTGCCTGTATTTTTATCAAAACTCTTCTTTAGTTTACCATCTAATCTATAAACATCAGAAACTTCTTTTTTAAGTTCTATTAGCATCCCAAAATAACCGCCTCTTGCTTCTAAAATAGTCAAATCGTGGTAGCCTCTTTTGTGTCGCAATTTTTCTTTAGAAATTGCAGATTGACCTACAGTAAGTCTTATATCTGCTGCTATATCAAATCTAAATTCTACTGTAGGATATTTTTTTACTAAAAATTCAGCTACTTCATAGCTTATCTTTTTTTCTATTTTACGTTGTTTAGATTTTCTCTTTTTATTGACTGGGATTTTTCTATCTGCTCCTCCATTTATGTCATCCCAAACTCCCATTAAGATATGTATTTACCTCTCAATTCTACAATCTCTTCTTTAGTTTTTGCTCCTGCTCCTTTGGTCTCCATAATCTGCTCCAAAGACTTTTGAGAAAATGTGTTTAAATCTATAGAATTAATGTCTGAAATTTCAAAACATTTTCTTACTATGTTTTGGGTTCTTACCGACAATTTTTTCAAATCCTGTGTAAAAGAAGATGCCTTAAAAACTCCCCAAATTAACTTCTCGTATTTAGTCATACCAGTAAGTCCTGCGTTGCAATATGCTTTTATAAGGTTCTCTCTATGGTCTAGTTGCTTACCAGTATCAATTTTGGTAAGTTTAGGGAGACTATTTTGAACAATTCGTACAAATTGTCTAGCTTTTATTTTAGAGCCTCTAAAAGTGATATTATCACGTTTAGCAATTCCCCATTTTCTCTCCGACTGTAGTGGGTTCTTTATTTCAGCTACTTTTTGGTCTATGTCTATTTTATGGCTCATTTTCTGTGGTTTTAAATGATATTCCTTTAGTTTGTTTTCTTTTTCTTTTTAATATGGCGGTTATGTTTCCCTGCGAAACTTTATAATATCTGGCGGCATCTGAAATACTATCAAAATCTTTTAGTTCGTCTCCTTTTAAATTTAAACTAGTAACTGCAACAGATGGTCTGCCCATATTTTTAGTTCTTACTCTTAATCCTAATTCAAAAGCGTGGGCAATATTCTCTTTATGAGTAGCCCATTCCAGATTATCTACGTGGTTATTTTCTTTGTTACCGTCTTTGTGGTTTACCGTAGGCTTATTTTTAGGATTTGGTATAAATGCTAACGCTACTAATCTATGTACTGTTTTAGTACTTATTTTATTATCCTTACAAAATTTTACTATACAATATCCATTTTTATTTAGTTGATATTTTATAACTTTATTAGTTTTTATATTTACTATATTTCCGTTTCTTTCTGCTCTATATTCTGCCATAATGTAAATATTTCATATATTTACATACTACCAAAAAATTAAACTAATACTGTGTTATTATTTTTGTCTAAAGAAAAATTAAAAGTTTTGGTATTCAAACTATCTATGATGTCTATGTGAGTAATTAAATAAACTGACCTATCTTTTGCTTTCTCTCTCAATAATTCAAATACTATTTCAGTCCCCTCTTGGTCTAAATTAGACAAACTCTCATCCATAACTAGTATGTTTATATTTGAATTTATAGTGATTAAATCGTGCATTGCGAATGCAATACAAATGTCAACTCTTTGTTTTTGTCCTCCAGATAAATCTTCATAGTATTTAACTGCATCTTGCTTATAAATTAAAGTTTGAAAAGGTTTACTGGCTTTGGTCATATCAATAGAAAATTCAACTCTAAATCCTAATTTGGATGCGTAAGCGTGAGTGAATGAATTTAATTGACTTAACATTGCATTGAATACAAAAGATTTTAAACCAGACGAACCGAAGCCTTTTGAAACCCACCATTTAACTTTCTCCAATCTACTCTCGGCAATTTTGCATTCTGCATCTTTATCTTTGATAATTCCAGAGTAGTCTTGTATCAGTTTCTCGGTAACTTTAGTATCAACGGCAGGCTTCTTTTCTCCTTTGGTTTTAGTCAAAGAAGTTTCGGCATCGGAAATCTCTTCGTCTAGTTCTTTTAATCTTTTTTGGTTTAAATCTATAGTAGTAGTTAATGTTGCTTTTTTAGTAACATCTTCTGCGAATGTAGAAATTTTATCTTCTGTAGATTTTAAAGATTTTTGTACTGTTGACAAATTCTTTTCTGCTACTTCTAAAAGTGTATCGTAACTTTTACTGGATTTTCTCAACTCTACAACTACACTCATTTCTTTTTTGGCGCTATCTTGTAGATTTTTAATTACTTTATTCACTTTAGATTTATCTAAAGGTTGCTCACAAGACGGACAAATGGTATCTACTTTATGTACTTTATCAATAAAATCTTTTTGATTTTTCTCTGCTTTATCTATTTCTAATTTACAATTTTCTACATCTTTTTTAGCGCAATCATAACTTTTTTGTGCAGTATCTACTGCTTCTTTTTGAGTAATTCTAGTTTGCTTTAATTTATCTAGTTCCCCAGACTTTAAAGCATCACGTTCTTTTATAATTTTATCTGTAGAAGTGCTTAATTCATATTTCTTTTTCAATACTGCATCTAGTACTTCTGTAGCATTTTTAACGCGCTCTTTTTTATTTTTAGTAAATTCCTTTAGTATCTTCTGCTCTCTTTCCAAACGTTGTTCAGACTTTTCTAAATCATCTTCTGCATCTTCTATTGCTTTAGTAAAATTAGAGACTTTTTGAACTAACTGGTCTTGCTCCGATTTGGCCTTGTCTTTTGCTTGTGCTACAAAATCTACATCGAATAATTCATCGAATAATTCACGCTTTGTAGAATTATCAGTAGTAACTAAACTTTCCAGTCTTTGACCAAAAAATATAGAAGATAAAAAAGTCTTGGCATTCATTCCTAACTGCTCGTTTATTATCAACTGCATATCAGATTTGTGCAAACCGTCTCCAACTAAATCTGCATCTGTGAATTTAGCTTGCTGTATAGGTCTTTTGAAAATCATCAATTTGTCCCCTCCAGATAATCCTGTAGTTTTCCCTTTGTACTTTAAGTGCCTCACTATTCTGTAAACGTGAGTTCCATCTGTACGTTCTACTACAACCCTTGTACCTTTAAAGTTTTCTGTTTGGTTCTCATCCCAAGTTGCAATAGACTTTTTTAAATTTATGCCGTATTCAGCCCAAAGAATAGCATTGAATGTAGTAGATTTCCCTGTACCATTATGCCCTTTTATTAAATTTAATCCTACATTATTTAAAGGAAAAATCATTTGCCCCTCTATTGACTGGAAGCCCTCTATAATAACTTTTGAGTATGTGATTTCTTGTTTCATTGTTTGTGTTTAAAATGGGCAATCAAAATTATCTCCGTTAAATCTATTGCCTTTACTGGCGTTATGCCTATTAGTTTTTATTCTCATATTCCAAATATGATAACCGTGTATGTTACACAATCTATCAATAGTAGCATTTTGTCCTCTTCTGCCTTTAGAAATTATGTAATTTTCATCTTCACAAAATTTTCTAAACTGCTCCAGAGTTACTGAATTTTCTATTCCTCTCGAAGTGGCTTTACTACAAAATTGATTATATCTTGCATATACTGGGTCTTTCTCTTTTAATTTTCTAGCGTAGTGCTTATGGCAAAGTCCTCCTTTTTTCGGATTAGGTTTTTCTTTGCAACCATAAGCACAACAATAATCTCCTTTATTCTTCTTGGTTTGGCTTATCTTCATCGGACGGTAATTTATGAGTTGGTAAAAATCCTATTCCAATCTCTAAAAGTTCCTTATCCTTTCCGTCAACCTCATTCCAATAATTAGTAAGTAAATCTTGTGCTTCTAAACTGGTATTAAAATCTTTGATATTAGCATCTTCTTTTAATGCAATTTCATCTAATCTAGGCTCCCTAACAACATACATCTGCTCCTCATTTTCTACCTCTTCATCTTCAAATGCTCTAACAAATTGAGGATAACCTTTTAGTTCTATAAATTTCATTCCGTTTTCTGGAGCGAGTAAATTCATAACTAAAAATCCTTTTTTGTGTCCTGCATCTGCAAGGTCTCTGTGTATCGGATTTCCAACTAACGTAAACTTTTCGGTTATTCTCTTATGAATATGAATATGTCCGCAGAAAACGTGGTCAAATGGCTCGTACGCATCGTCTTTTGGATTAGTGTCTGTAGGTATCATCTCATTACCTATACCCTCTGGGGTTTGGTGTATCATAAGATAATGTTTATAAGTATCTGCTTGTTTTGCAACTTCTGAAACTTCACTTAATTTAGTTGCAAAATGTTCTTTATACTCATAGTAAGGAACTCCTTGAATTAAGATACTATCTCCAATTTTTCTATTAGTATTATCTACTACTACAAAATTAGGACAAATGGCTTCAATATGAGATAAAGCAGATACTGCCTCATTACCAATTAAATTTTTTGTGCTTTGATCGTGGTTTCCAGTTATTGCGTAAATTGTTTGGTGGGGGTAATTCTCCCCAAACTTTTTAAATGCAATAACTGTTTCATTCACTACCTCTGTTAAAAGTGCTTTCTGTTGGTCGTATAAATCTCCAGAAAATAGTATAGTTTTAATATTGTTTTTTACACAAAAATCTCCAATATCAAAAAGTACTTTTAAACAGTTAGTCAACCTAGACCCATCTACATTAAATCTTCTATAAGAATGTATATGTAAATCGCTAAATATGACTGCAAGATGTCTTTTTTGTTTCATACTCTATTTAGTTTTTTGTCCCAATATTCTTTCCTTGATTGGGACATTTTTAGCTTAGTTTCCTCGCTATGCTCCCTGCCTAACCATCTGCCTTTACTAGATTTACTAATTAGTTTTTTGGTTTCGTCAGACAATTTAGTACCTTTCTTTCCACTAGGTCTATTTTTACTGGCAAGTCCTACTTTAATTTTAGTTTCCTGTGATAGTTTTCTCCCAGTAGCTGACTCACTTATCTTTTTTCTCGTTTCTATTGTGTGGGTTCTTCTACTACTTGCTTTAGAGATATTTTCTATATGCTCCTTACTTAATTTTTTACCTTTATGAGCCGTGCTTAATTTTTCTTTAGTAGAACTAGACATAGAACTATTTTTACCTCCTAACTCAATATTATATCCTATATTTCTATTAGTAGAACTTAATTTACTAATCCATAAAATTTCTTTACAATTAAGTTCGTCAATATTATCTGCATAGTCTATAACTTCACAAGAAAAATTAATAGTACCATTTTTTATTAATGCTTTTTTAATGGTAGTACCAGAACCATAATAACTTAATTTTACTTTCCCTATTCTTTGTCCTACATAAATCTTACCGTTTAATAAATTTGTGCTTTTGTATATGTAACCAAATTTACTCATCTTTAATAAAATCACTTAAAAAATTATTTCCTCTAGGGTCGGGTATGTCGCAACCTTTTTCTGCCCAATATTTTTGAATTTTTTTATATAAATCTGTAAATTCTTTAGTATTTAAAGCGGAAGTACTTTTACCTTTTACTACTATTATTTCAGTTCCGTAAACCTCTTTTACTTCTACTTCATAATCTAAAATTCTTTGCAAAGTATGAGCGTGTATCGCATCCTTACTTATCGCCTCTCCATTAGTTTCTTTATACCAAGCAGCAATAGTTACGTAGGCAACCCCCCACAATGCTCTATTCTGTGCAGCAGAACGTTGATATTTCAACTGCTTAAAACTTACATCTAAAGGCTGTCCTATGAGAGCCTTGAATATCCTTTTAAGAGGTTTGTAGTGGGCAATTTTAATAAACTGCCCATCTTCGGTCAATTCGCCCACTACGTTAAACTCTCTTTTATTTATGCCTGCTTTAGACATATTCTATAAATCATCTAAAGCTCCACCACCGCTACCAGAAGTTGCATCATCTAATAAACTTCTACCAGTAGATTTTTTAGGGGCTGATTTCTCCTCTTCAACGTTATCAGAAATTTTCTGACGTTTATGGCCTCCTCCACTAGATGCGGCTTTTTCCATTTTCTCTACATTCTTTTCTGTAGCCGTTTCTTTAGTATCTGAACTTCCAGAATTTGCATCTTCAATGATAGCCTCCCCATATAAATAGTTACGAATGATAGAACGTAAAACTTCATCAGTTTTTGCGTACTTTCTAGTGTATTCAAAAGCGTTAGGAATTTTCTTTGCATCGTACCATTTTTCGTCCATCTCCATTTGAGAGTTCCAACCCATAGAACTGTATTTTGTTTCTTTACCAGTTCCCGTTTTACTTAAAATAATATTAGAACCTTTTACTCTATCCGCAATTCCGTGAAACGTTTTGTTTTGGTATTGTCTGTGAGTAACAACTTTATGAATGCTGTCCAATAGAGTAGGTTTAGCAACTAATAATCTTGCATCTACAACTTTACACTCTACCAACTCATCATCGTCATCATAAATAACGTCTAACTGCAATACTGGAACTAAAGAACGGTACTCTTTTTTGATAAGAGGCATCCCATTTTTCTTCTTGTTTACCAAAGCAATGATGTCCTCATCTTCACTATTTTTGGCTAATTCTATTTCCTGCTCAATAACATCTTCTCCTCCTAGAATTTCTGTGTCATTAGTAACATAAAATTTACCACTAATCCACCATCCTGCTTGCTCCACAAAATACACACCATTAGCCTCTTCTGGAGGTGGTAATATTCTTGCATTGTCCTCTTCCCCTAATTTGTTAGCGTACCAAAGAAGTCCGTCTCCTCCTCCTGCTTTTTTAGTAAGGTCTTTACTCATTGCTCTTAACTTTTTGATGTCTAGCCCAGAGCCAAATTGTTTTTCTTGTTTTGCCATAATTTTGATATTAATTAATAATTTTTATTAAAGTTCAAAGGTATAAAAAATTTTGTTTATAAACAAATTAATTTTACAACTCTATTTCTTTCAAATCTTTCCAACTTTCTTTAGAAGCCTCTGCATCTACAGTCATACCTACATTACTTAATTCTCTATTAAAGTACTGCTTGTTAGGTAAGTTTTCCATAGTGTTTATAACGGTCTTGGTAGCGTAGTCTATCATATTGTCTGGAATATAGAAAATAATACTATCGTGAACCGTATTAACGAACTTTACACGACTATCTAATCTATGATGTAATAAAGCTATAGCGAATACCATAAACTCTCCAGAAGTTCCTTGAATTGGGCTATTAATTGCTGCTCTTTCATCCATAGATGCAATATACTCATCGTGGTCATCGATTTTAGGTAATCTTCTACGTCTACCGTACAAAGTTCTTACCCATCCATATTTCTTTCCTTTAGCAATATAAGTATCGTGATATGCTAATAATTTAGGATAGGTTTTAAAGAAAGTATCTCTAATTTTAGTAGCCTCATCTAGTGTTAGAATTAAACCATAGCTGTTTTTTGCATATTCCATAAAACCTCTAGCACTCATTCCGTAAATTAAACCAAAGTTTACTGCTTTAGCATTGGAACGTCCAGCTTTTTGCTCTCCTTTAGGAAGTTTGTAAAACTCTTCTAAAGTAACTTGCATCATTTCAGAAGCAGTTTTTGCGTGTAAGTCTAAATTGTTATTATAGACTTCTAGCATTGTAGTTTCTTTTGCAAAGGATGCTATAGTTCTTAATTCGGCTTGTCCATAATCGTATTGGAACATTGTGTAACCCTCTGGAACTACAAACGACTTTTTAATCAATCCAACTGCGTGAATTAAAGTCTCATCTTTCAATTTCGCTACATTAGGAACATTCTGTAAATTAGGATTTGCAGAACTTAATCGACCAGATACTGTGCCGTGTAATTTGAATGAAGTATGGATGCGATTATCTCCATCTAATCTTTTGTAAATTCCCTCTAAATAAGTACTCAAAGTTTTGCCTAAAGAACGATAATTTAGCAGCCCATCTACAAAACCAGATTTATCATTCAAATCTTTTATAATGTCTTTACCAGTACCTCCAGTTATAGTAGGAAATTTAAAGCCATTAGGACTGTAGTATAGTAAATCTTCTAATTGTTGCCAAGAACCGAAATTAAAGCCCTCATAAGCTAAAAGTTCTCCAGATTTTAATTGCTGTATTTTTTCTGTGTAGCCTTTCTCTCGTACTGATACGTTAGTGAATTTTTTAATTAGTTCTATTTTTACATCCTCTAAATCGTATTCCTTATCGTCCATATAAGGCTTTAAGGATTTTTTTCTAGTAGTTCCTACACTTCTAGCGGATACTAAAGCAGCCATAAAGACTATAACTTTATTATCCCTAGATACTACCTCTTTCTTTCTTAGTTCAGAACGTTTTGTCTCTAGTTCGTCTAAAGTAGAATTTATTACTTCTTGTGCTTTAAAGTCAGTATATCTCTTAACTACTTTATGGTCTTTTAATCTAGTTTTTGCTCTTTGTAAAAGTATTTTTACATCTCTAATTGCTTCCGATAAAAATTGAGGGTCTATTAACATTCCTCTAGTTTCTGCATCAAATAAAGGTCTGAATGCAGCCATAGTTAAATTCCTGTAAATTCTATAAACTGGAATATCCTCTAATAACCAACTCTCTAAAGCTACCATTAATCTATAGGTTAAATCGGTATCAGTTGCGTTGTATTGTGCTAAAATTTTAATTGGAATATCCGACCATTTGAAACCTTTTAAGTCATCGTCATATCCTGCATACTCTGGGTACAACTCTTCTATAATTCCTTTTAATCCGTGCCTCTTTGTTTCATCGTACAAATGGTGCATTAACATTGTGTCATCTAATCTACCTTTTAGTTTAGTATCATAAATTCTGCAAATATGAGCATCATAATTTAAGTTATGTGCAACTTTTCTTACTTCAAAGTTTTCAAAAATTTCACGCTTCAAGTAAGGCATTATTTTTTCTCTAACATATTCAGAAGTGAATGGGCTGTCTTTATGCTCCAAAGGAATTACATAACCGCTCCCTGCTTGAAAAGAAAACGATAACATAGTAGCGTGATGTCCCTCTTTAAAAGTTCCTTTATCTTCATCAATTTTAGGTGTCTCAAAATCGAATACTGCCAATCCAGTTTGTTTTACATATTGTACGGCTGTGTGGATCAACTCTTTTGTATCACAATAAACCATTTTCGTAGGAGAAATAGAACTTGCAATATCCTGTGATATGTTCCACGCTTTCAAAAAGTCTTTAGCCCAAATATTTAAAAGTCTAGGACTATTGGTAACTTCTTTATCTGTGAAACTGGATATAAAATGCCCTGCGTAATCCCAATCAGTTTTTACTGTTTGAATATTGCCTCTAGTTTTGTGTATATTTTTATTGCCTCCCAAAAGACTTGCAGGACGTTCTCCTAAAGCTAAAATACATTTAGGGTTATGTTCCTCTATTTCTATTCTTAACTGCTCTGAAAACTCTTCTTTTTGAACCTCTCCTATTTTTTCTAATCCAAGTAAACGTTCTGTAGCTATAGAAAAAATTACGTTCTCTTCGGTTGCGCCTATAACTTCATACAAAACTTTATAGACCATAGAATTATGGGTTTGGGCTTGTTGTGGGTCATCTGTTATAATTATTAGCTTATCCATACGATACCAGATTTAGTGTTTATACCCTCCGTATTTGTAATAAATTTCTTTAGAAATTGTATTCCTGCTTCTTGGTCAGAAGTGCAAGCTAAACTCATAACATAAGTAAGTAAATCTTGTACTTTAGTTTCTCCAGAAACTACCCAATCAAAAACAGTATTTTTATTAACTCTATCAAAATCTGACAAATCTAAAAATATTGCTCCTTGCTCTTGTTGTACTTCTTTAACTTTGCCTTTTACAGTTTCATTAAAGATAATACCACATACATCTCTTTCGGCACATTTTGAACATTCAACTGTTCTTAAATCCCATACCTTTCCGAAGCAATCGGACTGCTCTATTTTTGCCATAATATCTTCCGAGTTTAGTGGAATGGTTAAATCTACATCTGAAAATCTACTTTCAGTTTTTAGTACTCTCTCCATAAATGTTATACTTTTTATTTATACTATCATCTATGTATCTCATAGATTTTGTGATTTGCTCTATTCTATCCAACAGCGCTACTTTTTCTTCCAGTAGTGCACTAAACTCTACTCGTAGGGCTTCACATTCCTGCTTTCTTGTTAGAGGATTTTCCATACTCAAAGATACAAAAATTTTGTTTATAAACAAAATTTATTTTAATACTGGAAATCCTCTTCTATGTTCATACATTTGCTCGACTTCAAAACCCTCTTTTTTATAAATACGAACACGGTCTCTGGAATGTTTACCAATGTATTGTCCTACATCCATAAAATCAAATACTAAAACAGTATCACTTTTGCCGTCGTGTCGTAAGGCTCTACCAAGATACTGCTTGACAGTAATTACAGATTTGCCTCCTTGTCCCATTATTAAGACTTCAATATTAGGAATATTAGCACCTCTTTTTAAAATCATAGAAGCAAATAATACTGTAATTCTGCCACTTTTAAAATCGTCAATCTGCTCGGTTCTATCTTTACTATCTCCGTGAACTATTCCCATATTAATATTAGGCAATGCGTTCTTTAAATAGTTGTACATAAAGTAGCCGTGTATCTTATCATTAAAAGAAACTACTACATTTTTATCCGAATGTTCAATTAATATCTGTTCAATTAATTTAACTCGCTCCAAAGAAGTATGAATACCTTTGACTTTTTCGTCATTGTAATTCATTCTATAGCCTAATTTAGTTCTGTTTAGTAGAATTTTAATAATTGGTTTTTGGCTATGTCCTGCATCAATTAAATCTTTGTTGGTTATCTTGCTCAATACAGGTCCAGACAAACCTATAGAAATCATATTATTTACTTTAGATGCTTCTAAAGGAGTTCCAGAAACAAATAGTCTCATTCCTGCTCCTATGAATGCCAAAGTTTTGCTGTAATCTGTAGCACCACTCTCATCACTTTCATCAACTATTAATACTTTAATTCTATGAAGTTTGGTTCTTATGGTACTATCTTTTACTGCTCTATTGTATAGAGTTTTTACCATACAAACAGTAAACCGCTTGAAGTCTATTTTACCAGTTCTAACTTCTCCTACTGGTTCTCCAATTACTTGACTAAAAAAGTCAACTGCTTGCTTGTAAATTGTACGATTTGAGACCATAAAAATAGTCTCATATTTAGTTTTTAAATTATTAGCAACCAATGCAGCCATACTATTTTTACCTGCATTCGTAGCACAATCTAGGATGCCTCTAGGAAAATATATCTCTTGTCCTCCTACATTTATATAATTTTTTAAAGCAGCTACTTGTTCTAATTGATAGGCTCTACCAGTTTCTTCATTTGCAAGCCATATTGTTCCGTCAATTTCTCCAATAAAATCATCTAAAGTATCTGAAAGTACTGGAAGTTCTCCTCTTACGTCTTCTATTAATATTTGAACTCCTAAACTGGTTAAAAAATTTGCTACTAATGGTAAAAATCCTGTAGCAAATTTGCCTCCTTTTGTAATGAAATATTTATAACCGTCCCATCTACCATCCATATAAGCTGTAGTACGCTCGTAGCCGTCTGGTCGTACTCTTAAATATTTCTGTAACTCTTTCATTATGTCAAAGTCCAGAAGATTATCAGAACCTCCAACAATAGCTGTAGTTATTATGTTGTCTATCTTTAATCGCATACTATAAATATAACTTCAATTTTTAATCCTACTGGAGCAAATTCATCTGCTTCCGATTGGTAAGAATTTTTTAAAGTATTAGCATAATCTGAATTTAAAGTAGCCCATAGTTTGTTCCAAAATCTTAATTTAACCTTGACTACAATAGTTCTATCTTCATAAAATTCAAATATAGTTACTCTAACCGTTTTGCTCTTTTTTAAGAACATATTGATTAGGTCTTTTGGTGTCTGCATTAATTTAACATCTTCTTCCATTATTTCTTATCGTATATGTTTAGTACATCATTTTTATCTTCTTCTTGATTGGCAGATATTAAAGTATTCAAATACCTATCATATCTAGTTTTAGCACCCTCTCCATAGAATTGGTAAACTTCTGGTATCACATCTAAAAATGCTAACCCCTCGAACTGCGCCGTGATCCATTCTGTATAATCTGCTTTATGTCTTTCAGCTTCATTTCTAGCATAAATTATGTGAGCAAATTTTACTAAATCTTTATCTATATTTATTAATTCATCAACTCCAGAATGCTCCAACATTAATTGTTGCCAAATACCATAAAATTCTCTAGTATCTTCTTTTCTGTCATCTTGAACTACTGTAACTTTGCTTTCAAATGCTTCGTATATACGCTCCTCGTATGTCTTAAATCTGTTTAATCCGTACTTACTCATAAATCCTATACCTAAAGATAAAAATTCACGTACGCCCTCTATTTTAGGTTGTATATCAAAGTGTTCTGAAAACTCTACGGCTAATTTTGCTATTTCTTTTAAAAGTAAATATTGCTTACTGGTTTTTAATATCCCTCTTACTTTCGCTCTTGGGTTATCTCGCTTTCTTAAATCCATTATGTACAGATTGACTTTTTCAACTGTAGCGTATGGAACATCGTCTGCCTCCATTGAGCGTTCTACTTTTTTCTTGGTCTTGGCTCTTAATTGTAAAATCTGTAAATATCTATCTGTTATTTGGAATGGTTGAGATGCCTCCAGAATACTATTTGCAAGTTTTATACCTGTGGTTCTACTGGTATAATTCAACTCGTTTAAAACTTCCGTAAGGTCGCTTAATTTAATATGCAGTACTGGGTCTCTATACATCGTAATTCAAAAATTCTAACATTGTTTCTTGCTCATTTCTAATAGGAGATTTTCTGTATTGCTCCATAAAGGCTTCCTTGCCTATTTCGTTTACATCTTTACCGCCCTCCATAACGTTTAAATCTACAACTCTAACTTTTTTGTGGGGCATTAAATCTAAAGCCAATTTTAGAGCGTGTAGATAAAATAAAACTCCTTGACCGTCTGCTCCTGCATCTGGAACGAGTGTAATTATATCGGCTTCGGATTTTAGTATCTTACTCATTTGTGTAGTACTCAACTTCCAACCTAGACTGGCTACGGCTTGCCTGCCTATTGTATAAGCATCTGTCCATCCCTCCAGTACAAAAACTTCATCGTATAAAAATAGTGCATCTTCATTAAAAAACACATCTCCTTTACCAATATCAAATTCTGCTTTTGGAGGATTTTTATATCGAAGAAAATTTCCAATATAATCTCTTCCTATGAAATAAATTAGTTTACCTCTTACCTTGAATGGTATTATTATATAACCGAAATAATCTTCTTGGTCTGAACCCTCTGGAGGAGATTTTGAAACGTAACCAACCCCCATTCGGTCAAGTTCCTTTAAATTAAATCCTCTTCCTTTTAAATACGCTCTGGCTCGTTTCCCTAGTGAGCCTGTTCCCTCTAAAAGAGAATTGAAACCAAATGGCATTTTCATTTCTGAAAATACTTTTGTGCTTCTGTCCGTATCAATGAAATCTAAATCTACAGAACTAGGTTTACATTCTCTTAAAATGTCTCTAGCATCGTTGTAAGAAACTCCCTCTACGTCCGCAACAAAATCTATTACGTGTTCTTGGTAGCCACAAATCCAACATTTAACAGTTCGATACGAAAAGTGTACCGCCATCTTTTTTCTGTTCTCTAATTCTGCACAAAGAGGACATTTAAAAGTGTGCCAACCTTTTGAAGTTTTCTTAATAGAAAAATTACTATTAAAATAAGTGTAAACTTGGTTTGGTGCTATAAAACTCATATCTAATATTCTTGAACATCCGTCCAGTCTCTACGAATGGAATTTCCTATTTTCATTTTAGATACTTTTTTCTGTGCTTCACTTTTAGCCTCTCTTTCGTTTTTGGTTGTTACGGTAACAAACTTATCAGATTGAAAAGTTGCGTTAACTCTATATTTTTTATTTGTCATATCTTAAAATCTTCCAACAATTAAACCAGTCTCCTTTACCCATTTTCTACTTACGTCATCATTTGGATAAAAAGTGTCTGAAAAATTTATAGTATCTTCTTCTATAGAAATTACTCTCAAAGGTGCAGAAGTAATTGAGCCTCCTACTTCCATTTCATTTAAAAAAGTACATTCGTAAGTTTCTAATTTATAGAATATTCTGAAAGGTCTATTATAATTTTGTGCAGGGTCAACTGGAACAAAATAAGCAACTACTTTAGGGCGTTTTAATTTACACAATAGTACTTCTTTTTTCTTAATCTCACTAGCTTCATAAGGCTTAAACAGTCCAATTACTTGTGGATGTTTAAATATGCTAGATAACCCCTCTACTTTTTCAGTAAATTTTAATGTTTTCATTGTTGACTGTTTTTAATGATAAATCAAAGATACAAAAATTTTGTTTATAAACAAAATTATTTTTTATAAAACAAATCTCCTACCGCTCTTACTCCTTTTTTCATTTTACCTTTTTCAGATATTTCTTTTTTATAATACAACTTTAGGTGCTTACTGGTAGTTATATTTAGATTTAAGTGTTGAGGTACTTTAGTATCTTTTCCTGCGACTGGCATAACTTTCTCTTCTACTATTTTTGGTCTTATGGTACACACTCTATGAAAAGATATAGAGTTACCTTTAGACAACTCTTCTGTCATTATTTCAGATAATCTATTAACTACATACTCTGCGTGAAGTAATGTAATTCCATCTGTTTGTAATTTCTCTATGAGTGCAGTTTTTCCTATTCTAGTCATCTGTTAAATCTTTAGTTCGTGGTCTTTTTCTAGACTTTTTAGCTTCCATTCCAGATTTTACAATTTCAACTCGGTCTTTCCACTCCTCGTAATCTATTTCAGTAACGGACATTTTAGCCTCTTTTATATCAATAAAGCAAGCTATATTAGAAGATTGAGCAACCCCATCTCTTTGTAGTACTGGAACAATTCTACCTACTCCTGCCTGCTTTTCGTCGTCTGTTCTACAAATTGCAAATGCAGCGTGGCAGTTTGCAGCTTTTCCAAAATCTTCTGCAAAACCAGTCATATCAATTACGGCTTTGTTTACGGCATCTTTATTAACTTGGGACGGAGACATTCCAAAAATGTTTCTACGTTTCTGTAATCGGATGGCATCGTGATAAACTGCTTGTATCTGTAGGCGTTTCTCTTTGATGGTATAATCTTCTGGCTTCATTAAATCCAAATAATCGTAAATGATTATGTCTGGTCTCCAATTATACTCTTCTTCAATAGCCTCTAAACAATCTTCTACATCTGCCATACTTTTTGTATGTGCAGGATAAAAGTCTGAACGAAAATCTCCACCTCTCATCTTGAAACGTGTAATCATTTCTTTTAAAACCTCATCTAAATCTCCATCATTGTACTCATCCCATTCGGCTTCGAGCATTGCTTGGTAAAATCTATCTAAAATTCTATCCTCTCCATTCTCACAATCTACATAGTAAACCTTGTAGCCGTCCCTAACAAAATTCATTGCTAAATTTAGAGCGTTACCAGTCTTAAAAGATTTAGGAGCACCCATAAGAATAATAAGTTGAGGAGCATAAAATCCGCCAGTTGAAGTCATCCTATTCAAAGTTTTTAAATAAGTGGCTGTAGCAGTTATTTGAGTTCTTTGACCTATCTTAAATTCCTGTAATGCAAATTTACCTTTGTTAGCTTCCTCATCCTCGTTGTTATCTTCAAGTTTTTTAATTTTGGAAACATTTTTGTAAATATCCTTGACTACATCCTCATCCCCATTTTTTAAATCTAGCATTTTGTTGGCAAACAAATCCGTCATCAACTTGATCTGATATTTTTTTATTATCTGTTCCCTAATGAAATCTGAATTACCAGTAAATGAGATATAACATTCCCTAATTGTTTCAACTATTTTAGCATAAACTTCTTTAGGAACATCTGCTTTACTGTTCTGTGCTTGTAAATCAAAATATTCTAGTAAACTGGGTAAAGTCGGTTGAGATTTATACTTTTCTACAAAACCTTTGATAATTCCAAATACTGTGTACTGGTCATCTAAATCAAATATCTCTGGCTGTAATATCTCAACGTATTTTTTTCCGTTACGGCTTTGGACTAAAAACTGCAGCAGTTCGGTCTGAAATTCTAAAGTCATAGGCTAACTATTCTTTGCCTATTGCAGATTTTCAGAGTGCGTAAAGTTCTATAAAAATTTTTATTGCTCATTGACTGTTCTTAAAATTAGTTTTTTGACTGTTTTTGAAATTGAAAAAGTATCGGTGTAAGAACCCAGTCAAAAATTCCTACTATGCAAGTGCAATAGCTACACCGACTTTTTCTTGTACGTTGCAAATATATAAATTTTTTATTTAAACAAACAAATTTAATTTCAACTATTTTTATACTTTCCTCTGACATACTTCGTAGATATGCCCAGTTCCTTGCATTTATCAAGATACCATTGAAAAGCATCTTCTTCTTTTTTTCTATCTGTTTCGTAAACTTTTCCTCTGTACATCAACCTCGCTCTGAAATAACCATTTTTCTTTTTTCTTAATCCAGTGAATTTTGATTTAAACTTTTTTTCTGTATTTTTAATCCAATGCAAGTTGTTTTCTCTTACGGTTATATCTTCGAGATTATCAATGTGATTATTAGTTTTATCTAAATCTTTGTGGTTAATTATGCCTTTTATTTTTCCTTTGTAGGTTTCCCAAACAAGCCTATGTACTGGTAAATTATGCATCTTTCCAAGGTCAGAGTAAATACAAACTTTCAAATATCCTTTTTTAGTTTTATTGAATTTTCTTAATTTATCTTGCCTAATATTCTTAACTTTTCCTTTTTCTGAAATACTATATTTAGAAAAATTTTTTATTATATTAAATTTCATTTTTTGGTATTGATTTTATTGGGATTTAGAGACTGGAAATCCAATGGGGTATATATTTATATATATATACCCTAAAATTAGGTTTCCAAACCCCCTCCAATTACCCCACAAAAATAATAAAAATAGGGGTAAAGTACAAATAAAAACATAAAAAAGTTAAAAATTCACTAAAATTAAGGTTTAAATAAAACCACCGTAAACGGTATATAAAAAATTTAGAGTACCACTTACGGTATATAAAAAATTTAGATTACCGTAAGTGGTATATAAAACAAATATCAAAACCACCGCTTACGGTAGTTTGTGTTTTAGTATTTGTTCTATTTGTTCTGAATTTATACCTAAAAACAATGGTTCTAATTTATTGTCCACTTTTAGGCATAATACTGGTAGTGTTTTTTGATCTACTGGAATATGAATAATTGCTAACATATCGTTAGATGCTTTTTTAAGTAAATTAACCGCTTCTGACATCCTAGAAGCTATTTCTACTTCTTCTACTGGTTGATGTAAATACTCAATACAATATTTAGCATAAGAAGTAGGTACTTGTTGTCCTTTGTATGTAAAGTCGTGATTATGTAGCATCAAGGCTCTATTATAGGCTTCTTTTAGCGGTTCTAAATCTTTTTGGTTAAATGTCATACTCTTCAATTTTATGTCCCTCAAATTCTATTAACTTACCCATACCATTTTCATAGACATAAGCATCTTCAAACGTACTCTTTTTAAGACTGGCCCACACTTTTCTAGTAGTGTTATTTATGTCCATTGTAGTAGTTTTACTTTCGTAATATCTGTTGAGTTCGAAGAGCATATTATACTCTTCTAATTTTAGAAGTTCTGCATACTCTATAGTTCCTTTTTTGAAGTTTGCGGTCTTGATGTCGTTGTTAGGTAAATCTAAAAATTTACTAATCTTTAGATTTTCTGTAATATTCAACTCCATTAAAGCGAAAGGATGCTTTTTAAGTTCACTAGGATTGTCATGCCAGTCTATCCATTTTTGCATATTGATAACTGCATTAAAATTTCCAGACGGTAAACACGCTACTACTACTTGCGTAAATTCTTTATGGGTAACGTTAGCACACGCACTTCCGTATTCTTGACAAAGAATTTCGTAAGCTAGGTTAGAAGTACTATCTCCTACATAGCCCCAATCGAATTTAGAACCCTCTGGAGGCTTTATCTCTTCTCCATTGATAAATACGCTTCTAGTTAATCCAATACCGCTTAAAATGATGTTTTCTGCTTGTTTTTGCATTTTATTTATTTTTTATACTTCAAAGGTACAAAAAATTTTGTTTATAAACAAACAAATTATAAAGGCTTATTCGGTATCTTCTTTTTCTGTGAAGTTGGCTTCCCATCCTTTCATAGAGGGACACCAATCTACTCTAATTTCTAACATAAAGTCGCACATATTTTCTACTGCGTGCATCATACCTTTAGGTATAGTATAACTTTCTCCATATTCTAAATATCTAGTACCATCTTCGTCTACTATTTTTAATCTCCCATTGGGAGTGAGTAAAGTAATAGTTTCGCTGCTTTTAGCGTGAATATGAGTAGTGAATATACCTTTTGGAGAAATTCTATACAAACAACTAGTTCTATCATCACTATCGGTAGTCGGTATAAATTTCCAATAATCTGTTTTACTGAATGGGAACAATTCCCATTGTAAAGGAATAAGAGGTATTGAAACCCTAGGAACATCTTGAAAATTTGCATAAACCTGCAAATCCCATAATGCTCTAGTTTTACTTAACATTGATTTTGTGTCCATATATTTTTATTAGGTAACTTTTTTGTGTAAATCTTCTAATCTATCTGCGTTAGTTTTTAGGATTTCATCGTTAGCTTTTAAAATACTGGCATTTTCACTATGAGTTTTTGATTGGCTTCTTAATAAATTCTGAACATCAGTTATCATAACGATATTAGCCAGAGCCTGTCCTTTGTTATATTTTTCTTCTGTATCTAATTTAGTTTTTAAATCAGATATTTCTTGTTTAAAATCTTTTATTCTATCATCGTTTTGTTTCCATAAATACCTAACCACTATTCCAGAGCCTACTAATAAAGAACTAACAATCCATACTAAAATAGTTTTTACGTCTGCTGCATCTGCAGGGTTTATTTGCATAAATATTAATAAGTTCTTCATATTCTAAAGGGGGTGTTTTGGTTTCTATGTTAATCAATCTGTCCTTTTGTTATTCCTATCGTATGAGTTCCTATTAAGTCTCCATTTCCGTTATAGGCTCTAAAAGTTACTGTAGCAGAAAGGAAGCCTTGCGAGTTATCTTGTGTTGCACCTTCTGTTAGAGTAAATCTCAAAGGAATAGAACTAGCAAGAACAGAATTTGGAACATCGTAAGTACCAGTAGTAAATAGGCTACCAGTAGTTCCTATTTCTAATAAAACTCCAAATCTATCAAATTGATTTGATCCGTTGTTATTTATACCGCTTATTACAGCAGTAAGTCTAGTAACTTGACTTACTGGATTTAGTATTAAAGAACCGGAATAGTCGTAGTCTGCATTAGAATTATTGGGACTATTTGACATAAAGAATACTGGAGTAAATATAACCTCCTCTGGGACTATTTCTGCTCTAAATCCTTTAGTATGAGTTCCGCCATTTCCATCATTTGCAGTTGCTGTAAAGTAATAAAAACCTCCACCATCTGCTAAAGGAGTTTGCATACCGTCTAATCTTAAACCTCTAATAGTAAAAGCATTTGGTAAAGTACCCTGCTCTACTTCTATAGAACTTCCGACTACTGGATTTCCATAAGTGCCACTAACAAAATCGTAACTATCTACTTCTTGTATAGTGTAAGTTAAAGTATCTCCATCCACATCAGTAGCATCTATGGCCACACTAATTTTTTTCCACCCGTCAATAGGAACTGGAACTCCCTCGTGAGTTGCATCTATACTAGCTGTTCCTTGATTTAATATATCATTAATTACTGGTGCAGTATTTGTTTGTTCTAATATTTTAACTACTACAGAGTCCGATTGAGTGTCCCCATTTCCATTTGTAGCAGTTAGAACAAACGTATAATCTCCATAAATGTCTAAAGATATTCTAGTTTCTACTTGGTCTATATCTTCAAATGATACTACCGCTCCTGTAGGTTTAGAAGTACAAGTCCAAGCTAAAGAAGTTATAGGAGAACCTATCGCTTCCGCAAACCCAGACACAAAGGCAAATTTAGTATCTGTAGAAATGAAAGTACTTTCGGTATCTTGTCCTGCATTCACAATTAAAATATCTGTGATAGTAGGTAAATCTTCTTTAATCCAAAACGAAATAAAACCTCTATTAAATCCAGTAGCATTAAAATCTGCACCAGACTTAATTTTAGACAGTATTATTTCTGCTTGTGTAGGTCCAATTTCAATATCTTCTATAGTGCTTAAATATCTACTCGAATTATCATCTTCAATCATAATTAAACTGGCACTTACTACCTTGTCCCATAAACCGCCTAATCCGTGATTTACTAAATGAGTATAAGGAGCAACACCAGATATACCCCAACTACCTAATTCTACAGTAACTGGATATAAAGGCAACGCTTTTCTTAATTTAAAAGGAGTAATTATAGTAGCATCGTTTTCTCCTGCTTTAGCCTCTGCTATAGTAGCAACTTTGGCAACCCCTTTACGAGTTTCCGTACTTGTTCTATTTGCTAGAGTTTTAGGAGTTATAAATTTTAAATCTTGTGTATCATTATTTGCTTCCGATTGTGTAGCCCTTTTTAATAAATAAGCCTCTAAAAATTTTAATGTAGTTAGAATTTTACTGTGGTCTGTTCCTGCTATAATATCGGCAGAGGTTGCTAATTTTGCAATACCTCTCTTTATTTCTGATGCCCAAACTACATTATTTAAAATGGCTTGGTCAACGTAAAATTTAGTAGCTGCATCTTGCTCTTCTGTAGGATTTTCTAAATTGATAATTCTATTAGAACGTGCATCTAAATCTGTAATAAAGAAACCATCTGATTTTTCTATAAACTCTACGTGGTTTCCAAATCTAGGCTGTTTGGCAGGAGTATAGGTAACATTGACGTTATTTAATTGGTCTGTATTACTTGGTAAATATAGTTCTCCTATAATTACTTGCTTTTCTTCATCTGGTAACAAAGGAGTTACTGCTAAAGCATTAATTGGAACTTCTCTGCCCTTAATTATAGAATAGTAAGCAGTTTGACCTCCTACTGTTTCTATGTATTCGTGGTTAAGTACAATTAAGTCTCTTCTATGGAACTTATCTTCTGTAGTATCTACAGCTAATTGTATTGGGTCATACTCTTGAATTATAGTACCTTGTTTTGTACGGACAATTCCATACTTATCACTCCAATTTCCTGTCTTATTAACCAAGATAGCACCAGTAGTATTATGGTGCAGTTTTAAGACCATAGTATTATCTAAAGTTCCGTCATAACCTCTATACCTACCGCTATCAATAAGACCTATTAGCCATTGATTAATAGAAATAGTTAAATCGTCATCTTTAAAATTCCAGAACCTCTTTTGAGCCATTTTGTTAATATTTTTAGCCTAGAGTAAATTAATACTCTAGGCAATTATTTTTTATTTTTCTAATGCTTTTAACATTTCTTCTTCTGTAACTTCTTTAAATACGAAGCCCTCTAAATATTGGATAACGCTAAAAGGAAAATCTTTAGGAATAGATACAATATGAGGCTCTATTTCTACTTCTTTTTCAGAAAGTTTTTTAGCTTCTTTTGCTACCTTTTTAGAATTTTCTGGAGTGAATTTGTATTTACCCTCTTTGTCTATAACGACTGCTCCCTCGCTGTCAGTTAAACATAAGTCAACTCTTTTTTCTTCTAGCTGTTCTTGGTAGTTAGATTGATGAGCTTTAGTTTTGTTAAGCATTTTTTTAAGAGCAAACTTTAAACGAATATCGTCTTTAGTTTCTTTCTCTTTGTTCATTTGAGTTACGCTTTCTGCAACCCCTCTAAACGCTTGAATTTCGGCGTAAGTTTTTTTAATTGTTCCCATTGTGTCTTTGGATTTTTATTTATTATTAATGCTACAAATATAGTCAAAGCTATATAAACTGCGAAATATGTTTATAGAACAAAATTATTAGAATAATTATACCAGATACAATTCCTATTGTTTTAGTAGTTTTTCTATTTTTAGTAATCTTGCTTCAAGTGCTTTGTTTTCTGCAGTTAATGTTTTGACTGCTTCTACTACTACTGCAGTAACATTACCGTACGCGACAGATTTAATACCATGTTCATCAGTATGCACCAATTCAGGTAGTACTGCTTCAAGTTCTTGGGCAATAAAACCAATGCTTGCGTCACCAGAAGCTTTCCAATTAAATGATACTCCTCGTAATTCATTGATGACATGCAGTGCATTGTCATATGTCTTGATATTAGTTTTTAATGTAACATCAGAGTTTCCTGTAATATCGCCAGTTGCGCGAATAGTTCCTGTAACATCTAAATTGTATGTGTCATTTGTGTTGCCTATTGATATTTTACCAGACGCATTAACAATTAATCTGGTGGCATTTGCAGTAGCATCATAAATGCTAAAATTATTTTGAGTAGCATTGTGCACACCAGCAAGCAAATGATATTCACGACCACCGCCACCTGTGTTTTTGATTTTTAATCTTGCTTGGGATTGGTCAGCATTTTGTATTGTTTGCGGTGCTGCAAATGTGTTAGCTGATGATAATGTTGCAGGTGCGGCTAAATTACCAGTATGCCAGATTGCATTGCCGCCATACGTTAATGCGCCAGTACCTGAACGGCCTAATGCAGTATTGTTTGCGGTGCCAAACACAATGTAACCTTGGTTTGCGGATTGTGCACCTTGTACTCTAAATGCATTTGCTAAATTAGTATCGCCAATCCATGCGTCGTCACCCAATTTAACATTTTGACCATTACCATTATTTGTTGTTTGTATTTGTGTTGCTGTTAATGTTGCTACTTGATTAACATCGTTGCCGCCCATATCCAAATCGCCACCAATTAATGTGTCAGCGTGTATAATTGCATCACCCCCAAAAGTAGCAATACCACTCCCAAAGTTTTGATTATTACTTCCATTTAAACGTGCTACATTGCCACTCAACCTTGCATCTGCTAAAGTGCCTGTGGTTATATTTGTTGCGTTTAATCCTGTAAGTTGTGAGCCATTGCCTGTTGGAGTTAGATAATTATCATCTACATATTTTTTTTGAATGTAAGAAAAATCAGTATAATTAGCTGACAAGTAACTTAATGAAAAAACATCTAAATCAACTCTTAACCCTTTTGCAAAATACGCTGTTTCCCCAAATCTAACGGATTGATTATTAAATTCAACATAGTTTTCAAAATAAGCTTCATCACTAAAAAAATTATCCCCACTAAAAGTATTTCCCCCACTCAATTTAGCAAAAGCATTACTATCTAAACCATTTAATTTGTCTGCATTTATTCCTAAACCATCGATTTGTGTCTTACCGAAGTTTGTTGCATCGTATTTAGCATTAAAATTTGCTAGTGTTTTTCCATTCCAATTGCCTATGAAGTTTGTGCCTCTTACATTACCATTAAAATAGTTGTCTGTTATTGATGAATTACCAATTGTTACTGTGTTACTTCCGTTACCAGTAGCATCATATCCTATAACTACTTGATTTGTT